AGCAATGGAAAGGGAAGTATTTGTGATTGCAGTTTAGTAATTAATCCTTATTTCTCGAACGGGCACGTTACGGCATATGTTGAAACTGCTTATTTTGTTATTGATCCTGATGCACCGCATGCAAGTGCAAATTCCAGACGGGTCGATCCGTTTGCCGAAATGTACGGAAATGAATGATTAGTTTATATCCTCATCAGAAAGAGGCAATAGATAAACTTAAGAACGGGTCTATATTATGCGCTAGCGTTGGAACGGGTAAATCTCGAACCGCGCTAGCGTATTATTATTCAAAAGAATGCGGCGGAGATGTTTTAACTCTCGGACCTTTAAAGAATCCTAAAAACCTTTATATTATTACGACTGCTCGAAAGAGAGATACTCATGAATGGGAAGAAGAATGCCGGCCATTTGGTTTATATTCTTCAAAAGAGCATAGTGTCAATAACGTGTCGGTTATAATTGACTCTTGGAATAATGTTTCAAAGTATTGTAATGTTTGCGACGCGTTCTTTATATTTGATGAGCAACGAGTAGTCGGGTCTGGTGCATGGGTAAAAGCGTTCTTAGCAATTTGTAAAAAGAATAGATGGATATTATTGACTGCCACGCCAGGTGATACATGGCTTGATTTTATTCCTGTGTTTATTGCAAATGGGTTCTATAAGAATAGAACTGAATTTATCAGACAACACGTTATATATAGTCGTTACACTAAGTATCCAAAAGTAGAAAGGTACGTTGGAACTAAAAGATTGATATCTCTTAAAGAATCAATTTTAGTGAACATGGACTATACGAAAAAAACGATAGCCCATGAGCAAGAGATAATTGTCGGCTACGATAAGAAAAACTTTAAGCGTGTCTTAAAAGAACGTTGGGATATTTTTAAAGATGAGCCCATTCGCAATGCTAGTTCGTTATGTTACTTACTAAGGAAAGTATGTAATACTTCTAACGAAAGAATAGAAGCACTTAAAGAATTAGTCGAAGTTAATAAAAAAGTTATTATCTTTTACAACTTTGATTATGAACTTGATATTCTTCGGGAAGTGTCAAACGAACTGGATATTCCAAGAGCCGAATGGAATGGTCACATTCATCAGCCTATTCCAAATAAACCGAGATGGATGTACTTAGTTCAATATTTTTCAGGTGCAGAAGGATGGAACTGTACTGATACAAATGTAATGATATTCTATAGCCAGAACTATAGTTATAAGACAACCGTCCAAGCCGCCGGAAGAATAGACCGGTTAAACACTCCGTATACTGATTTATATTATTATCATCTAAGATCATCTTCAGGCATAGATCTAGCAATTAAAAAAGCTTTCTTGCAAAAGAAAGACTTTAACGAAAAAAGATATTTATCAAAATTCTAATAAGAGAAACGCAATTCATGCAATTTCTCTTATTTTTTCTTTACGCATAAAAAACAATTCATATAATGGAGAGGGAGAGAATGTGATTTCAAATGAAATACATTTATATTTCATACGAAATTACAATTTCTTTGTGTTTTTGAGATAGGTATTTTTTCAATGCCTATCTTTTTCTTTTGGAGGGCAAATGCGGGAAAGCAAATTTCAAGCGGATTTAATAAAGGAACTACATTTACGGTTACCAGGATGCATCGTGCTAAAGAATGATCCCGAATACATTCAAGGCATTCCGGATTTATTGATATTGTATCAAGATCGTTGGGCAGCCTTAGAATGCAAAAAGTCTAAAAACGCGCATCATCAGCCAAATCAGGATTATTATGTTTCGCTGCTTTCCTCTATGTCATATGCAAACTTTATATTTCCGGAAAACAGAGAGGAGATTTTAAATGAAGTTCTTGAAGCACTACGACCTAAAAGGTAAGCACGCACCATTTTCAGCATCCAGCTATCACTGGGTAAACTACGACGAAGCAAAATTAAAAACAGTCTACAAGAAGCTGATGGCTAAAGAGCGAGGAACGCTTATTCATAATTTTGCATGCTTTTGTATCAGGTTAAAACAAAAATTACCCAGATCAAAAGTAACTCTTAACAGTTATGTAAACGATGCAATCGGTTTCGGGATGACTCCGGAACAACCTTTATATTATTCCGACAACTTCTTTGGTACTGCGGACGCAATATCTTTTGATAAAGATATTCTTAGAATTCATGATTTAAAAACTGGTGAGACACCAGCAAACATTACCCAACTTAGAATCTATGCCGCTTTATTTTGTTTAGAGTACATGATTGATCCAGAAGCTATCCAGATGGAGTTAAGGATTTACCAAGGTGGTGAAATCACGATTGATATTCCTGAACCGTCAGAAATTGCAGGAATAATGGAAAAGATTAAGTCGTTTGACATTGTTTTAAGAGATTTGAAGCAGGAGATGGGTGATGAGTACTAAAGATATTTCCGAGAAAAAATTTCCATTTTATGATGAGTATTTGATACATTATGGAACGCCTAGACATTCTGGAAGATATCCTTGGGGTAGCGGCGACGATCCATATCAGCACCATAAAGACTTTATGGCGAAGTACAACGAACTTCAAAAGTCTGGTCTATCAGAAATTGATATTGCTAAAGCAATGGGGTACGGTAGCACAGGGGAACTTAGAAGTCAGAAAACGCTTGCAGTCAACTCAATAAAAAAGGAAGAAGTTCAAAGGATTAAAGAATTATATTCTCAAGGAAAAAACGCTTCGGAAATAGCAAGAGAGTTAGGTCTTAGCGGAGAATCAGCAGTACGATCTAAGTTAAATACAAAAGTGGCGAGAGGCGAAGATCGAATTACAGAAACCGCTGATTTTTTAAAGAATCGAATGAACGAGGTGAAGTATCTTGATATTTCAACTGGTGCAGAACAAGAGCTTGGTATTAGCAAACAGAGGTTATCTACGGCCGTTGCTAAACTTGAAAAAGAAGGATATGTCACTTATAACGTTCAGATTGATCAGTTAGGAACTGAATACGGAAAGAAAACAACCCTGACAGTTCTTGCACCTAAAGGTACTGAATACCGAGATGTAAAGGACAACATAGGTGATATTAAAACCTTAAAAGATTATTACTCAGAAGATGGTGGATATTCTTATAGAAAGATTGAACCTCCGAAAAGTATTGATTCCAAAAGAGTTTATATTCGTTACGATCAAGGTGGAAAGAACGATGGTTTAATTGAACTTAGGCCTGGAGTTGAAGATATTTCTTTAGGAAAAGCAAGATATGTTCAAGCAAGAATTGCGGTAGATGGTAAGTACTATATGAAAGGCATGGCTCGTTATGGAGATATTCCTGATGGCTATGATATTGTATACAATACTAAGAAACCATCTGGATCCCCAAAAGAGGATGTTTTTAAAGAAATGGATATTTCCAATCCAGATAATCCGTTTGGAGCAGTTATTAAACCAGAAGAAACTTTAAAGAAAGCGCAACGGCATTATATTGGAAAAGATGGAAAAGAGCATTTGTCAGCAATTAATGTTGTCAATGAAGAGGGTGACTGGTATTCATGGAGAGACAAGATATCTCCACAGATGTTATCCAAACAGAATCCAAGCATTGCTAAAAAACAGTTAAATCTAACATATGCTTTAAAGAATGACGAATACAATGATATTCTGCAGATAACTAATCCGGTTATAAAGAAGCAACAGTTATTGTCATTTGCGGATGATTGCGACGCATCAGCAGTACATTTAAAGGCGGTTGGCTTTGCTGGTCAAAAAGCACACGCTATATTGCCATATGAAAGTATTAAAGAAAATGAGATATATGCTCCAAACTATGAAAACGGAGAACAAGTTGCTCTTATTAGATTTCCTCATGCAGGTACGTTTGAAATTCCGCTGCTAAGAGTAAATAACCATAATCAAGACGCTAGAAAAACTATTGGCAATGCCCCAGATGCTGTTGGAATTAATCCTAAAACTGCAATGCAGTTATCTGGTGCAGACTTTGACGGTGACACGGTTCTTGTTATTCCAACAAAGAATGTTCCGCTTAAGGCATCAGCACCAATTAAAGAATTAGCGACCTTTGATACTGATATTTATGCAATCCCAAAAGATATTCGAGCAAAAGAGCCAGAGTATCTTGCGATTCAGAAAATATCAAATGCTGAAGAACGAAAAGCAAAAATGAAGGAATTCAAGAAAAACAATCCTGAATTCCAGTCAAGAATTCCGTCACAGGCCAAACAAACAGAGATGGGCAAGGTGTCTAATCTTATAACTGACATGACAATACAGAATGCTCCAATCGAAGATATTGTTAAAGCAGTTAAACATTCTATGGTTGTTATTGACTCTGAGAAGCATTACTTGGATTGGAAACAATCGGAAAAAGACAATGATATTCCAATGCTTAAGCAACGTTATCAAGGATCCAAGACAGGTGGAGCCAGCACATTGATATCTAGGGCTAAATCAGAAAAGCATGTACTTGACAGACAGGAGTTAACATATTTGCGTAAAGATATGACCCCAGAAGAACTTAAGGATTTTAAAGAAGGTAAAAAGATATTTAGAAACACCGGAAAGAAATCTTGGTCATTAGATAAAGAAACTGGGAAGTGGTATCAGAAAGATAAATATATAGAGACTACAAAAATGGCAGAAGAAGATGATGCTTATAATCTATCTTCAGGAACGGCTATTGAATCTGTATATGCAGACTACGCAAATAAAATGAAACGATTGGCTAACCAAGCACGAAAAGAAGCCAGAACAATTCCATCAACGAAACAGAACAAGGAAGCAAAGGTTATTTATAAAGAAGAAGTAAAGTCTTTAAAGCATAAGCTTGATATTGCTATGAAAAACAAGCCATTAGAACGGCAAGCACAAATTTTAGCAAATATCAATTTTAAGCAAATGCAAGAGAATAACCCAGGCATGTCAAAAGCGGATAAGAAGAAATATAAAGGAAGACTCTTAACGCAGGCTAGAAATAGAATAGGTGCAAAGAAAACCAACATTGATATTACTGATCGTGAATGGGAAGCAATTCAGAATCATGCTGTGGCTGAGACAACACTTAAACAGATAATTGCAAATACAGATGCTGACGCATTGAAACAAAGAGCAATGCCTAGAGATCGTCCGAAAATATCAAGCGCAAAACTAGCGGTTGCT